AGATATATCAAAAATAAAGATATATCAAAAATAAAGATATATCAAAAATAAAGATATATCAAAAATAAAGATATATCAAAAATTATAAATTATTAATACTATTTATATTAGATTTTTTAGATTTATTAGATTTATTAGATATATTAGATTTATTAGATTTTTTAGATTTATTAGATATATTATTTTTACTTATATTATTATTGCTGTTATCGATATTAAAATTTTTTTTATATTTTTCGTATCTTTTATTTAAATGATATAATTCTTGATCGGTAATACCATTATCCATATAATTATCATTTATATTTAATATTTCTTCAAGTAATGTACCTTGTGTAGGATCTAATTTATAATTTTTAGGTAAAAACGCAGTAACAAGACAATTTTCTTGAAAACACAAAGGAAATATATCATAAATAAAAAATGAAATAAAATAACGTTTACGCAAATGTGCATTTAAAATTTCTTGGCTAAACATTTTATCAATCATAATATACGCAGTTTTAAGGTAAATAATATTATTAATAAATTTTTTTTTGGCAAGATGAAGTTGAGAACTACGTAATTTATATTTTTTAATTTGACAAGGAGTTAAATCTTTACTATAAATTTTAATAATAGAAGAAATAAGACGTAATTCATTTTTTATATTTTTTAATGAAGTAATAGTTTTAGATTTAAAATCTTTAATTTTTTTTATTAATGAAAAAATATTAGTATTATAAATAATAGGTTATCTATATCTTATTTTGCGAGGTATTAAAAAAGGATTAGTTTCTTTAATTTCAGATATTTTCTCTCCAACAGATTTAATTTTAGTTTTTAAATTTTCTAACAAACGCATTTCAGATTTATTATATTTATATTTACAATTATAATTACTATTATAATTACTATTATAATTACTATTATAATTACTATTATAATTACTATTATAATTATTTTCATCTTCAGAAGATTCAATTAACGGACTTTCAGCACCAGAATCATCCTCAATAGAATAATTTTTATTTCTTGGATTTTTATTTCTTAGATTTTTATTATTTTTTAGATTATTAATATTATTATTATTTAAATTAATTATATTTATATTATCATTACTATTATTATCATTACTATTATTAGTATTACTATTATTTGTATTACTATTATTATTATTACTATTATTATTACTATTATTAGTATTATTATTATAATTATTATTATTATAATTATTATTATTATAATTATTATTATTATAATTATTATTATTATTATAATTATTATGAAATAATAATATTTTTCCAGATTGAAATTCAATATTAGATTGTAATTTATCATATTGATGTGCAGTAATTTTATATGCTTGTGCTGCAGCATCAAGTTTTAAAAAACTAACAATACTCAATATAAAAGTTAAAAATCCATTTAAACCCGCTAATATGTAGGTTCCATAAATATAATGACATTCAAGAGGACTTTGTGCAACACTACAAAAAGCAGAAATAGCAATAGCAGGAATCATTAATATATAAAGACGTATAATAGTATAATTAGATGCTTCCATATAAATAATTTTCTGGCCTTTTAAATAACTAGCTAATATATCAAGTGCAGATGAATATCTTTGAGAAAAATCAAGTTTATAATATTTATTTATTTGATTTTTTACATCATTGTAAGTTAATTTTTTATAATTTATTTTTTTATAATCATTAGAATAGTTAAGATCAGAATCTTCAGAATCACTGGGTTCACTTAAAATAGTATTAAAAAAATCTTCATTATTACAAGTTTTAATAATAGTTTCATTATTGATATCATTATAAAGATCAATATTAGAAATATCTAAAAAAATAGTTTGATTATTTGATTTCATTATATTTATATATAAAGATTATAAAGAATTAATTATTTATCAGTAGAGCCAAAACCACCATCCCCTCTGGATGTATTTTTTCCTAACAGATTTAAATTATCTACAATAATTACTTTCATAGGATATTCAATATTAGGACTACAAATTTGAATGTAAGATTTTTTACATTCTAATTCAAATGATTCTTTATTAGAGTTATAAAATTTTTTATCATAAATACAATCAAATAATGCTTTAATATTACCACGGTAACCAGAATCAATAATTCCAACATTATTTGCTAAACGCAAAGGAGTTTTAATTGGAGTGCTAGAACGAGAATATAAGTAATAACTAACATATTTATTTTTAAATTTCATACAACATACAACTTTATGATCAGCACATACTAATTGGCCAAATTCACAATTAATATTATTTGGACAAATTAAATCAAATCCAGCATTTAAACAATAATCAGCTTCATCAATAGAAGAATCATAATTTTTAATAAAGTTTAAATATGAATCAACAAAAAGATTATGTTTATTTGCATTATTAATATACATTGCTTTAATAGAATCATCAAGTTCTGGATGTAAATATATAAATAATTCATAATATTTTGCATCATTATTACATTTTGCATCATTATTACATTTTGCATCATTAATATCATTAAAATCATTAGCATAATCATGTAAATATTGCATAGAATAAGATTGTAAATAATATGAAATACCGGAACCCATTATAGATTATAATTAATATTATAATTAATATTATAATTAATATTTTAATATCAATTTTAATAATAATAAATAAAAAAATTGATATATAAAATTAATTAAACAAGAGAAATATATTTAAGCAATAAATTAAAATATGACTATTTATGATTTGAGTATTACAGATATGAAGTTTATCAATTGTGCAGCAAATGAAGCAACAAAATCGCCAGTTTTAATGAGGCATGGAGCAGTTGCTGTAATGAATGGTAAAATAATGAGTCGAGGACATAATCATTATCGTTGTACATCAAGAGATAAATTTATTAGTAATACTTGTACATGTCATGCTGAGATTTCATGTTTAAGGAATATGTTTCATTCTTGTGGCAATAATACATATGGAAAAAATGGTATTTCGATAAAAGTCGTCTAAGAATAATAATATTAGTAATAATAAGGATTTAGAGAATATAAAAAAATTATTTAAAAAAACCACATTGTATGTGGTAAGGTGTGATGGGAAAAACAATTTACAGGATTCAGCACCTTGTGAAAATTGTTTAAAAACAATAATACATTTAAACATAAAACGTATTGTTTTTAGTTCAAAAGACAATACATTTATAAGTATAAATCCTGAAAATTTAGAAATAAAACATGAAAGTGCTGGAAATAAATTTATAAAGAGAAATTTAAAAAATAAAAATTAATTACAATTAGGATAGGGAAGTTTAATAGATGTAGTGGCTTCTTTACCCCGATTAAATTCATCGCGAGGATTATAATTACAAGCATTTTTCTTTTTTAACATATAAATATCATAACTCGGAATATAAGCATTAACTTCTTTTAAATCTTTTGTAATATTACATTTTGCTTTAACATTAGATTTGTTACAATTAATTTTTTCAGCAATAAGTAGTTGATCAATATAACCAGTTCGGTCAACAAAACATTTTTTTTCAGCAGTTTTAGTACTAGCGTCTTTATTAATAAAATGTTTATTTAGTCCCGCTTTGCCAAGTTGAATATTACAACTGGCGTCACAATTAGTTAAATCTAAAGTACTTTTAGCATTATCATATATATCTTTCAATTCTTTATTAACATCTAAATAACATTTAAAAGAATTAACAGGATTAGCCTTTAATTGATTATTACTAATTCTAGTTTGTAACAAACCTTTTGTATTTTTAACACTAGTTTTAATAGTATTATCATTTGTTTTACATAATAATATATTAGAAGAATTAGAAAATGGATCATGTGTAAAATTACTATTTGGATTACCAATATAACTATGATGACCATTACCATTTATTGAAAAATTAGATTTTGAAGAAAGTTTATTAAATTTTGACCCATATTTTTTTTTCATAGTAGATGATCCACCTCCATTATTTGCATAATTATTAATATTATCATTTAGACGAGTATTATAATACATCATATTTATTAATATATATTAATAAATATAATAAATATAATAAATGTAATAATAAAAAAAATTGTTTTTTATAAATAAATTTATTAGTGTTAATAATTATATATATTATTACATATATTATTACATATATTATTACATATATTATTACATATATTATTATATAATATATAAAATGAATTATTCACATGCAGTAAAAAAAAATAATCAAAAAGAAGTAGTATATAATAAGACAATAAATGAATATTTAAATAATGGTTATTCAATAATAAGAAATAATAATAAAAATAATAATAATAATAATAATAATAATAATAATAATAAAAATAATAATAATAATAAAAATAATAATAATAATAAAAATAATAATAATAATAATAATAATAATAATAATAATAATAATAAAAATAATAATAAAAATAATAATATTGAAATTATTTATAGTTATAATTATGAATATATTAAGAAGTTAAATGAAGAAAAAATAAATAAAAAAAAATTAATTAAAATGATAAATAATTGGAATGATTTTAGAAATAAAGATATAGAATATTATGGTATTAGATCTATTTATTATAATAATGAAAGAAATATAGTAGATATTGTAGAAGAATATAATAAAACAAACAAGGAGTTATATGATTTAATGAATAATTTAGATTTAATAAATTCAGATAACAATAGTGATAATGAAGAATTTTAAATTAAAATATATTTTATGTTTAAAAGAAAAATTAAACATAAAATTTTATATAATATGGGAGATAAAAATATAGTAAAAGTAGATAATTTAATAAATGATTTAATAAAGTTAGAAAGCAATATAAACAAATTAGATATAATATTTGTAAACGTAAATAATTATAATATAGAAAAAATAGATGTTAGCAGTATATGGATAAAAGATAATATATTAAGTAAATTAGATTTTTTAAATATAATAAAAAATCTTACAAAAGATAATAGTGACTATAATTTAAAATATATTTTAAAATTTTTATTAAAATTAAATATAGAAATTTTAAATAATAATGATATTAATAATGATATTAATAATGATATTAATACTTTTGAATTAAGTGTAGTAAAAAAAATAGAAAGTTTAAATTTTAATAATTCATTTTTTAATGATACAAATTCATTAATATTAATATTAGATAAAAAACAAAAAATTAACATTAAAAAAAGAAAAAAAAATAGTACAAAAAAAATAGTACAAAAAAAATAGTACAAAAAAAATAGTACAAAAAAAATAGTACAAAAAAAATAGTACAAAAAAAATAGAAAAAAAAAAAAAAAAAAAAAAAAAAA